CCGTACGGGCGACCGCAGTCCGAGTCGCACTGGAACGCCGTGTCCCCGACCGTCCATCGGGTGTCGATGACCTGGAAGCCCCCCGCCTTCATGGCGTGCGCCGACCTGGTCACGTCCTCGACCGTGCGCGGGACGCCGGGCCGGGCGTTGTGGTGCAGGAACCGGCCGGCGTACTTCTGGCAGAAGGCGTGATGGTCGGGCGTGTGCAGGATGAAGGCGTGCAGGCCCTCGTCCACGTCGTCGCTGGGCACCATGGGGACGGTGGACGTCGCGGCGACGAACACGAAGGCGATGGCCTGGTCCGCGACCTCCTCGGCGAACTCGCGGTCGCGGCCCTTCTCGTGCATGACCATGCGCGTGATGCTGTCGAACAGTTCCTCGTCGACCAGGGCTCGGCCGGTACGCAGAGCGGTCGTCGTCGTTGCGGACATGCGGGACCTCCGTGGGTGATCGGGGTTTCCGGCTGGGCCCCGCCTGAGAAGGGGGAACCGAAAAGCTCGGGCGGGGCCGGTCTCAGGGGTTTGCCAGGACGTACGAGGCGGCCAGAACGAAGCCGACCGAGGCCGTGACAGTGAACGCGAGGATGGGCCCAGCGAATCGGGCAGCCTTGCGCCCGAACCGGATGGCCAGGCGGCGAGCCGTGCGTAAGCCGCTCACAGGCCGAGCCTCGTCATCCGGTTGCGGGCGCTGTTGCGCATCCGCATCTGCTCCAGGGCCGTGGGGTGCTCGACGTTGTCGGGCTCGACCTCCCACTCCTTGCCGCCGTCTACCGGCCGCATCAGGAGGCGCCCGCCTACCTCGTCCACCAGGACGCCGACCTTGTTCGTGGCCGTGTCCTTGGCCAGGTCGCCGATGCCCGGCCCGCTCTGTTCGTCGTGACCGTCCATGACCACGAAGTTACGAGCGGCGACTACCCTGAGCCAGACACGCACCGTAGTAGTTCGCTGACTGACCGCGAGGAACTACTACGGAGCATGGTAGTTACCCGGCAACGCCCAGGTGGACGGCCATGTCGCGCATGTCCTGAGTCAGGGTGCGCTTGCGGTGCTTCAGGATGTCACGCATGACGTGACGGGCCATCGACTGATGCTTCAGCCACCCCGACGCCTCCGCCTTGACGCCGGTCAGCTCGTCCATGGCGTCCTGGTGCGAGCCGAGGAGGACGTGGGCCCTCGCGACGTCGAGGCGGTGCCTGGCCCAGTTGTTGGGGCTTGGCCGGCCGAGCTTCTTCAGCCCCTTCGTCCCCACCGGGCCGTCGTCGGCACGGCTGAGCACTCCGCGGGCATCCCCGATCAGGGAGAGGTCTTCGATCCGCTTCGTCTCGGCCGTCACAGGCCCGAACGAGGACCAGTGCTCACGGAAGTCGGTGTGTTCGGCGTCCAGTCCGCTTGCGGCCTGCGCAGCCATGCGGCGGGCCTGCTTGGCGACGTCGGGCCGGTTGTTGCGTATGGCGGCGGAGGCTACGCGCTGGTGCAGCTCGCCCCACACGGCCAGTTGGCCCGGAGTGGCGCTCGACATGCGTGGCTCGACTGCCTCGGCCGTGGTGGCTGCCAGTTGCTCGGCCTCGTCGAAGCGGTCCTGACGCAGGAGCAGCCAGCCCATGCCGACGATGCCGGTCGCGGCGAGCTGGACCTGCCCGGCCTCGCGAGCGTCCTGGATGCCCCGCGAGAGGGCGTGATACGCCATGTCGTAGCGGCGCACCTGGGTGAGGTACTTGCCAGCCAGCAGGAAGGCGCTTGCGCGCGTGATGACGGCCCTTTGGCGCGGTTCCCCGTCGCTCAGGGCCACCGCGGTCTCAGCGGCCCGCAGAATGCCGGGCAGGGCCCTCGCTACCGAGTCGTAGCGGTCGGCGTGGTACAGGCTGTGCGAGTCGTCGATGTCCCGCTGGATCGAGGTCAGGTCGCGCACTTCGGTGGGCTCGGTGAGCACGGCGGACAGCCCGACCGGCGGCATGAGTGCACGGCGCAGCTCGGTCAGCTTGGGGCCGTCGCCCTCGGCCTCGTGCACGGGGGCCGGCGCCTCGGAAGCGAACAGACTGGACGTCATGGTTTCGAGAGCGCGAGCGAACGAGTGGATCGTCTCGACGGATACGTTCCCGCCCTGCTCTGCCTTGCGGACGACGCCGACCGAGACTCCTGATTCCTCGGCGAGCTGTTCCTGGGTCCAGCCCTTACGGCGTCGATGGCTGCGGACGTTCTCTTGGAGCGACATCGAATCACCTCCAGTCCAGAGTACGGCTTGCGGTAGTAGGTCGGGCGGGGAATCTTCGGCCCCCCGGTACGGTTGATGTGGTGTTCAACCAGTTCGACCCGAAAAGGAATGTCTTGACCTGTCGCCACTCCGCTTGGAGGACGATGACCTACCCGAACGGCTCGACCGCCATGGCCTACGGCTACAGATGCGGCGAGCCGGTCGTGGACACCTACTCGCAGTCATGTGCTGAGCACTCGCGAGGGTGGGCGATCAACCCATCGGGACGGGCCGTCGCCCCCCTTCCGGATCTCGAACTCCAGGCATGAAAGAGGCCCCCACCTTTGCAGGTGGGGGCCTCTCCGCATGGGCTCCTACTACTCGTCTTCGGTGCTCGTCGACTGGGCCTTCATACTGTCAACGATGCGACGCACGCTATCTGTATCCGTGAACCCCGACCGTCAACGTCGCCGAGCTCTCCATTTGCTACGTCTCCCGTCTGACCTGCGGAAACACCGCTCTGCTTCGTCTCGATGGCGCCCGTTACCCGCATGGGCGGGAGGGAGAACTGCGGTGCGGCCGGCACCTTCCGGTAGGGAGCCAGCATCTTCATCGCCTGCCGGTACTCCCCGCTCTCATCCCACCGCCGGACGGTCCGCATCAGCGTCGCGTACGACCGGCCACCGATCCGCTCGTGCTTGTCGAACTCCATCCATGTCCGCCCCGTGCGGACCTTCTCCAGCAGCACCTCGAAGCCACCGCGTACGTCCTTCCACTTCTGCGTGTTCGAGATGATCGAGGAGACCTGCTCCCACATCTCGTCAGTCAGCTCCGCGGGCACCTCCTCGCCGGTCTCCCAGTGCCACTTCGAGATCGGGTCGAAGTTCCCCGCGCGGTGCACCTTCGCCACCCCCTCGACCTGAACCTGGATGTCCAGCATCTCGATGAGGTCGGCCTGCTCGCGCTTCGACAGCTTGCCGATCTTGGTGCGCAGCTTGTCCGCGGCGGCGAGCACCAGAAGGGCGCGCTCCTCCTCGCCCTCGGCGTCCTCGATCCACGCCTCGACCCGCTCGCGCTCCTGGAGCAGGTCTCCCTCCTCCTCCTTGTAGCGGGCCTTCAGCTCCTCGATCTCCTGGCGCATCTCCTCCGCGAAGTCGTCGTCCTCGTCATCGTCGACCTCGACGGCCGCGATCAGGCGAGCGATGGCCTTCTTGCGGGTCTTGCGCTTCTTCTCCAGCGTCTCGTCGATCTCGGTAAGCCTCCGCCGGTAGGAGTCCAGCCGTGCCGGGGTCGTCCCGAGGGCATCCGCGATCAGCGCGTGCAGTCGGTCCCGGTCGGCGACAAGATCGGTCACCTCGGCCATGACGGCGGCCTCGACGTCGTCCGCGTACAGGGACTGGCAGTCGTGCTCGTACTGCTTCCCGTCCCGTACCTTCTGGCACCGGTACTTGCGGGTGCCGGTGCGGTTGTCGATGCCGCCGACCATGCCCGCCCCGCACAGGCTGATCAGGCGGGTCGAGAGCGGGTAGTCGTGCGACGCGCTCTTGATCTTCGCCGTCCGCTCGAACGCGGCGAGAGTGGCCAGGGCGCGCTCGCCAGGGATGATCGCGGGCAACGTGAGCACGTGAACCTGCTCGTCTTCGGTGCCGGCGGCGAAGGTGAACTCGACGAACCCGGTCAGCGCCTTCTTCACGCGCTGCGCGAGGTTGCTGCCGTCCCACAGGTGGCCCTTGCGGGTGCGGTAGCCCAGCGCGTTCAGCCTCTTGGCGACCTCGCCGCGGGTCAGGTACTCGGGGGAGTCGACCAGGAACTCGACGGCCTTCTCGATGACCACGGCTTCCAGCGGGTTGACCGCGATGTCCCCGGTCTCGGGGTCGATCATGTACCCGTACGGGATGCCGCCGTGCGGCCAGCCACCGGCCATGACCTTCTGAATCCGGCCGCTCATGGTGCGCTCCAGGATCAGAGCGTGCTCCATCTCTGCCATGTAGGCGAGGAGCGCGAGCGTGACGCCGAACATGTCCGACTCGGAGTCGATGCGGTTGTCCGCGGTGACGATGCGGACGGTGCGACCCTTCTCCACCTCGATGTCGTGGGTGTCGTACACCCAGCGGTGGATGTTCTTCATCGTGCGGCCGATGCGGTCGAGCTTGCCGAAGATGACCAGGTCGATCTTCTTCAGGGCGATGTCGTGGTTCATGCGCTCCAGCTCGTCGCGCTCGGCGAGCTTCCCGGATACGCCGCCGTCCGTGTAGATGTCCACGATCACGTAGTTGCCAGCGCCCAACACCAGGTCGAGCCAGCGTCGGCACAGCTCCTCCTGTGCACCCAGGCCGAAGCCGTCGACCTGCTTGTTCGTGCTCACACGCCGGTAGATGGCGACGCGTATGCGCCGACGAAACGTCTGGCCAGGCAGTAGCGTCTTGCTCACGGTGTCCCCTCGTGACAGTTACACAAAAACACCAGCAGCCAGCACTGTGTAAGTGTGGCTGCTGGTGTGAAAATTGTACGTTGCTGTGTGCTTGTTTGCCTACGGAGTAGGTGTCTCGCCCTCGTCGGGCTCGACGAGTCGCATGACCAGCGCTGCGAACCTTGCACGCTTCGCCTCGCTCCACTCGACCTCGCGCCACTCGGCGCGCACCTGCGGATACTGGCTACTCACGGCGCCACCCGCCCGTTGCGGTTGAAGGCGGTGTACGTGATCGGCATCCGCTCGGCCAGGTGGTCTTCCATCCGCTCGGCGACCATCTCGATCTCCCGCTGGGGGAAGCTGGGGAACGTGCCGATCTGGCTGATGGTGCGCAGTCCGAGGAAGTGCATCAGGGAGCGGGCGTTGCAGGTGACGTAGTAGCTGGTGAAGATGCCCACCGGGAGGACCATGCGCGCCACCTCGCGGGCGACGCCGGCCCCGAGCAGCCCGCTGTACGTCTGGTAGGCGTCCTCGTAGGCGGTGATCATGGCGGTGGTCGTCTGGGAATGGAGCGCGGCTCCGCCAGGCTCGAAGGTGTAGCGGCCAGGCTTGCCCACCTGCACCAGGTTGCGGTCGGGGCCGGGCACGTAGAAGACGGGCTGGAGTTCCTTGTACCTGCCCGACTCTTCGTTGTACGAGTGGCCAGCACGGTGACGGAAGTGCTCGCGCGCCACGAACAGGGGCGCCTCGACGTAGAACGTGAACGAGGTGTGCTCGAAGGGCGACCCGTGCCGGTCCCGCATCAGGTAGTTGATCAGGCCGGTGTCGCTGGCCAGGTCGACGACCCTCTCGTGCGAGCCTCCGATGGTGGAGACGCGGGCCGCGGTGGCGACGTCGGAGTCAGTGGCAGAGTGCTTGACCAGCTCGACGGTGACGTCTGTGCGGGCGGTGATCATACGGTGGCTACCTCCTGGTCTTCGCGGGTCTCGTACGTCCGGGCCTTCCATGCGTGGTCGGTGATGACGGCGCCGGTCAGCATCCCGAGTACGAAGATCGCGAGCATGAACGTCACGATCACGGGGCGGTTGTCTCGCTGCGAAACTTTCACACTGCCTCACCGAGGTGGACCAGGGCCTCGCGCAGGGCGGCGACCGTTCGCACGTCCTTGCCGTCCCGAGAGGCGAGCTCCTGGCGGTGCGTGTCCTGCTCGTTCACCAGCTCCTGGACGGCGGCGATCACACGGCCCATGTTCTGCGGGCTCCAGATGTTCCCGCCCACGATGGCGTCACCGAGCGGCAGGCCCACGACCTGGGCGATCTTCTGCACCACGTACCGGGCCTCGCCGCCCTGGTCGTTCTGCTTGTAGGCCGCCTCACAGTGGCCGGCGCGACACAGCTCGACCTCCTTGACCAGCTCGGCGAACTCTCCCGCGAAGCCACCGACACCGGGCGCCGGCTCGGCCTGCACCGTCTTCAGCGCCATCGTCTCCGAGTCCTGGAAGACCAGGGACTCCGCCTTGATCTGCTCCAGGTCCGTCCCCCGAGCCTGCTCGGCGATCCGCTGGCCCTCGTGAATCCAGTTCCAACCGTTCGTCACTGTGCTACCTCCTCGTTCACGGTGTGCAACTTACACACGCGGGTCGTTGTAAAAGCGGGTCTCGTAGGTGCTGCGGTTCTCGGACGTCAGGTGCCACATACCGAAGTCGCATTCGTAGGAGCGGCGCTCGACCCGCATTCCTCGGCGGGTGCCGTTGGCGTCAGCGCGTCGGGTCCTCTTGGCCTGAGCCCGACCCATCGCCTTCTCAGCCTCGACTCGACTGGTGAAGCCTCGCTTCAGGCCACAGTCGCAGGTTCTCCAGTCCACCGTCTTGTTGCAGGTCATTGGTGGCCGCCTCCTTACAGTTCGTTGATCGTGTGCGCTACAGCCTTCGTCGTGGCTGCCTTCTTCCTGGTCGTCTTCTTCTTGTTGGGGTCGTCCTTGATGAACTTGGTGCAGGTGCACTGTGCGAGGTGGCACTTCCCGCGACTGGCGCCTTCGATGGCGTGCGTCCAGGGGGCGTGACCACAGTGGGGGTCGTAGCAGTAGCCGGGCCAGCCGGCCTTGCCGTCATGGTTCGCGAGCATGATCCCGGAGGACGTCAGCGGCACGAGCCGGCCGGTACCTCCGAAGGACATCTTCTTGGCGAAGGCTTCCGCCTCGGCGGTCGAGCCGAAGGGTCCGAAGTTCAGGCCCTTGTGTCCGCTCTCCCAGGTGTGGACCATCACGAACAGGTCCCGCATCTGGACGATGTCGGCGACCTCCTTGATCAGGGCCTTCGCCATCTGGTCCGGATTCTCGAAGGTGGGATCTTCGAGGATGTCGACGACCCGCTGTATCTCGTGGGCCCTCGGCGTCAGCCGCACTCAGGCGCCGACCAGCTCGGAGAGCTGACGCAGCAGGCCACCCAGATCATCCGCGGCGTCGCCCTCGTTGTCGGTCAGGGCCGAGTCGTAGGCGTACGTCCCCTCGTACTCACCCTCCTCGACGAGCTTGTCGAGCGTCGCCTGGCGGCCGGCCTCGTTGCCCCTGTACTTCTCGATCAGGGCGCGGACCTGGTCCTTCAGCGTCTCCGTGTTCTGCGATTCCTGCTGACGGATGACCTCGACCAGGTTCTGTATGGGGTCGCTCACTGCTCAGTCCTCTCGATGACCCGCGCTCCGTAGCGTCGGGTGTTGACGTAGGTGTTCACGTTCCAGGTGGTGTCTGGCGCCTTGGTAAGGTCCCGCCAGTGGCCCTCGCGCTTCACGCGCTGGCTGCCCCTCTTGTCCAGGAGCTCGACCACCGATCCATCAGGCAGTTCGTCGAGCTCCCGGATCTCCGTGATACTGTCCAACTTACACACTCACGCCGCGATGTGCAACTTGTGCACGATCAGGTTCGTGATCCCGCGCAGCTTCTCGTGCAGGTCAGCGGGCGTGCCGTCGTTGATCAGCCGGTGATCGAAGGGCCAGTCGTCCAGCGCGACCTCGGACTCGTGCACCTCACCGTTGCGGCTCCGCTTGGGCCCGACGCCCGGCCTGTCCACCCGGAGCACGATGCCGCCCCGGTCGGCGACAGCCTGCGCCTCGTTCGGGAACCGCACGTCGGAGACGACCAGGGCCGGCGCGTCCTCGTGCTCACGGAACAGGGCATCCACCCACACGTTCGCACCCAGGACCCGGCGGCCGGCATCAGTGCCAGCGCGCTGGAGCAGGGCCCGCACCTCGGGGTACGTCACCTTCACGTACTCCCACCCGGCGGAGTCGATCAGCTTCCGCAGGCGCAGCGTGCCCGCCCCGTAGTGGCCAGGGATCAGCGGGTCCAGCGCGTACAGAAAGTCACGCAGCTTGTCCGCGTACCCGGCCCGGCGCCAGCCCTGATCGACCAGGGCCTGGGCTGCGGTGTCCTTACCGGCTCGCGAGTAGCCGCTGAGTCCGATGATCAAGTCAGTCATGATCAGGCCGCCTCGAAGTGGAACTCGGCGTTGAGCTCGCCCGCCTTGACGAGCTCGCCCGCCAGGCCCGTGAACTCTCGGTCGGAGGTGATGGCAACAGAGGGGACGC